CAACTATAGTTGGTACTAAATCATGCCTCGAAGGCCCGGTGAAAGTTTTATAAAAAACAGACAACAAAAAGCCAAAAAAGAGCAAGACAGGGCCTACAACAGGCAAAGAGGTTCGGTCTCAAGGTTGGGCTACGACAGGCGTTGGGAGAAGGTAAGAGCGGCAAAGCTGCTGGACAGTCCTTTGTGTGAGGTTTGCGAAGCAGAAGGACGACTTACACCAGCCGAAGAAGTGCACCACATCAGACCTATCAGCGATGGCGGCGACATTTATTTGAGCGATAATCTTATGTCGATATGCCATTCATGTCATATGAAAATACATGCAAAGGACAAAAAGAGCATTGATGTATAAATTAAAGGGGGAGGGGGGTCTTGCGTTTCCGAACTCCTCCTTTGTGGAACGGGCGCGAGGTCTCGCTTGCGATTTCGCAGGTTGCGATATGGGGGTATCTTGATGGAGATAAAAGAAGTGCCGCTGGATCAGTTAAAACCAGATCCAGCAAACGCACGGAAACACAGTGACAGAAACATTGAGGAGATAATTAGATCCCTTAAGGAGTTTGGGCAACATGCCCCGCTGGTTGTCCAGAAAGGGACGAACAGGATTATTGTTGGGAACGGCAGATATGAGGCCATGCAGATGTTAGGATGGGATAAGGCTTACGTTGTTTACGTTGACGATGACAACGTAACGGCGGTGAGGCGGGCCCTTGCAGATAACAGAACGGCAGAGCTTGCGGAATGGGACGACGAGGCATTGGCAAGACTTCTTGAGGGGCTTGGGGACGACCTTGATGTCCCGGGATGGTCAGAGGACGAACTAAGGGCCCTTGTAGATTTAGGGACACTCCCAGAAGTAATTGACAATTCATATATGGACAACAGGACGAACAGGACAGCGTCAGGGTACGGAAACATGATAATTGCGATAGGGACGCTGTCCATTTTGTATGACAGGAAGAAGACGCTCGAAATTATTGATGCGATCTTGGAGGGGTACGGAGAGGAGAAAAAGAATGAGGCGATGGAAAGATTTTGCGAGTGGCTCTATGAAAACCGTAGCCTTATTAACAGATAAGACGGCAATGGGGATGTACACGGAGGCCGCATTGAGGCATATCATGCGCATTTACGGCGTACGTGAGACAACTCCAGAGACAGCAGACGTAATTTGGTTTTCATGCAGTGATCCAGACGACTTACCTTCACTTAGGGCCGCAAGGGGGATAGCGGGGGAAAGACCGCTTATAATGGGCGGGTTTGAGGCCTACTGCGGGGTTCCTTACCTTGCTTGGGCTGATGCAGTAGTGGTAGGGGAATGCTCGAACTTCATGAGGACGTGGGGGAGGTCTCCTCTTGAGGCAGTAAGCCTCCCGAACGTGCTTACAATGGACAAATACGAAAGAGGTGAGCCTGTATATCCAGACTACGAGGTTTTGTACGGCAAGATGCCGATAGTGAAGGTTGGCGGCAAGAAGCGGTATTATTTTCTTGCCGGCAGAGGGTGTAAGGGGAAGTGTAAATTCTGCATGACCTCATGGACACAGCCCTATTCCAACTGTCCGATAGAGCGCATAAAGCAGGTTGTGCGCTTTGTTGAAACTCAGAAAGGCGTTTTAACGCTTATAACCAATGACAGCAAGAACGTCATAGAGTCAAAGGTTGTGAATGCACAGAGCATAAGGGTTGTGGATTATCTAAAGGATCCCAAGAAGTATAAATCGCATATGCTCAGGTTCGGAATAGAGTTTTGGGACGAGGCCACAAGGGCGAGGATGGGCAAGCCTATAAAGGACGAGCATTTAACAGAGCTTATAAACGTAACGAAAGAGCTAAAGCAGACATGCGAGCTCTTTTTTATAATAGGCATGCCGGGGGATGAGAACTCACCTCGCTGGACGCTGGACAGCGTACGCGAGTTTATAGACAGGGTGGTGCCGACAGATTTATCCCTGCATCCAAAGATACACGTAAAGATGACGTACATAGACCCGTGCCCCCATACGCCAATTGCAGGCATGAGGATAGATCCAGAATATTACGACAGGGACGCCATATTTAAGATGTTTAGCGCGCGCAACAGGAGGTTCAGGACGTTTCCAGCAAGGTCAGCCGCAAGGGAGGCATGGCGGGCGGTCTTTCACAGGTGCACGCCAGAGGAAGCTTTAAGGCTAGACAAGGAGCCAAGCGGGAAAAACGAAAAGACGGCTTTCCCGAGGTTTGTGGAATACTTACGCAAGATCGGACTTGAGGGAAAGCTTGAAGGTAAAGGCGAAAACGAGAAGTTTATAAAGGTCAGCATAAGAGATGCCAGCGGCAAAAAGAGGAATTAAAGGTATTAGAAGAGGTGTAAAAGCGCAATGGCAAAACCGGGGCCGCCAAAAAAGCCTACGCCACTAAGAATACTTGAAGGAAATCCGTCAAAGAGACCACTCCCAAAGAACGAGCCAAAACCAGACGGCGAGATGCCAGAATGCCCAGAATGGTTATCGGACGAGGCAAAGAAGGAGTGGGACAGAGTGGCGCCAGAACTGAATAAAATAGGACTCCTTTCAAAGATAGACTCAACGGCGCTTGCTGGCTACTGTCAGAGCTACGCGAAATGGAAAGAGGCAGAAATGTGGATACAGGAGCACGGGAGCGTTTATCCCATACGGGGAAGCGACGGCAAGATAAAGTATTTGCAACAGGTGCCTCAGGTTGGGATAGCGAACCAGTGCTTAAAGCAGATTAGGGCGTTCTGCGCTGAATTCGGCATGACGCCTTCTGCAAGGGCAAGAATAGAACTACCGAGCGGCGCCGAGGACGAGGACGACGAGATTGTGGAGATTATGAGGGCGCAATGGGGGGTCTAGTGTGTATTCCAAGGAAAAGGCCGATGCGGCTATAAAATTCATATCGGCATTAAAATTCACCAAGGGGGAGTGGGCAGGCAGGCCTTTTATACTCCAGCCTTGGCAGAAGAAGTTTATCCGAAAGCTCTTTGGGTATGTAAACAAGGACGGCACTAGACGATACAGAACGGCTTACTTAGAGATCCCAAGGAAGAACGGGAAGTCTGAGCTTGCCGCGGCCATTGCCCTTTATCTTTTATTTGCGGACGGGGAACCGGGGGCCGAGATTTATTCGGCGGCGGCAGACAGAGAGCAGGCCTCCCTTGTGTTTAATGCAGCGGCTACGATGGTGCGAAAGAGTAAATGGCTTTCAGGGATAAGTAGGATAGTGGATTCACAGAAGCGCATCGTGTTTTATAAGAAAAACAGCTTCTATAGAGCTATATCATCTGAAGCTTATAGCAAACACGGATTTAACGCGCATGCGGTAGTTTATGATGAATTACACGTGGCACCGAACCGCGACCTTTGGGACACTTTACAAACATCAATGGGGGCAAGGCGCCAGCCTTTGATGCTTGCCATAACGACTGCTGGCTATGACAGGAACAGCATATGCTGGGAAGTCCACGAATATGCAAGGCAGGTGCGGGATGGTGTAATAAAAGATCCGTCCTTTTTACCAGTCATTTATTCGGCGGATCCAGAGGATGACTGGACAGACGAAAAGGTATGGGCAAAGGCCAATCCCAACTTGGGCGTTACGATAAAATTAGACTTTTTAAGGCAGGAGTGCCAGCGGGCAAAAGAGATCCCTGCATACCAAAACACGTTCAGGAGACTTTACCTCAACCAATGGACACAGCAGGATACGAGATGGATCGACATGGAGGCGTGGAGAGAGTGCGGGGGGAAGGTGGACTACGAAGAGTTGGCCAATTTGAGGTGCTGGGCGGGCGTAGACCTTTCAACTACAACCGACATATCCTCATGTGCCTTGGTATTTGAGCCAGACAGCGACGGGGTGGTCCATGTGCTTTCATACAACTGGGTGCCGAGGGAAAACATAGCGGCAAGGGTAAGGCGCGACAGGGTACCTTACGACTTATGGGCACAGCAGGGCCACATAACGGCGACAGAGGGCAACGTCATAGACTACGACTACATAAGGATTGCCATAACGGATGAGATAAAGAGACGCTTTCCGCTCCTTCAGGTAGTAGGTTATGACCCGTGGAACGCAACAAAGTGGGCCATCGACCTTGAAAGCGAGGGTGTGCCTGTAATGGAGGTGCGCCAAGGGTTTAAGACAATGTCGCCTGCGTGCAAGGAGCTTGAAAGACTGATAATAGGCAGGAAGCTTCGGCACAACAACAATCCTGTCTTAACGTGGGCGATGGATAACCTAGTTGTTGCGCAGGACCCAGCGGGCAACATAAAGCCTGCAAAGGATAAATCGACAGAGAGAATAGATCCAGCGGTGGCGGTTATCATTGCAATATCGGCAATGCTCCAGTCGGAAGCTCCAGAAGAGAGCGCATACGAAAGCCGCGGGGTATTCGCGGTGTAAATGTGAAGGAGGCTTGAGATGGGCATATTACAAAAAATAAAACAGACTTTTACAAAGAGAGCATTGCCTTTCCCTGTTTCGCCACAATGGTTTACGTCGTGGCTCGCAGGCGGGGGATCGGCAACGGGGCTTAGCCTTACTGAGGAGGACTTGCTTAGGGTATCTGCAGTCTACGCCTGCGTTAACTTGATAAGCAATACTGTGGCGTCGTTGCCTGTGCCGACATACGAACGCATAGAGCCTAGGGGCAGAAAGAGGGCGCGCGAACATTGGCTTTATGATATAATTCAATATGAACCTAACGAAGAGATGAGCAGTTTCGATTTTAGAAAAATGATGCAGGCACAGCTTGAGCTTTTTGGAAACTGCTATGCCTACATCGAGAGGAACGGGAGGATGGAGGTTACTAGCCTGTGGCCAATTCCAGCTCCCTTTGTGCGTCCCTTCAGAAACGAAGCTCAAGAACTCTTTTACGAAATAAGCCTACCAGAAAAAGCCATTACAGTACTCCCACAAAGGGACATCTTTCATATAAGGGGTTTATCAAACGACGCAATAAGCGGGTACAGGCCATTAATGTTTGCGAGGGAGATAGCGGGCCTTGCGCTGGCGGCGGAGCAGTACGGGGCGTCGTTCTTTGCCAACGGTGCGGTTGCGTCAGGCATAGTTGAGATCCCCGGGAAACTGTCGGAGCAGGCAATGAAGAACTTTAAAGAGTCGTTCACGCAAAAATACGCTGGACTTGGAAAGCACCATAAGGTTTTATTCCTTGAGTCTGGCATGAAGTGGCATCAGATAACTATACAGAACGACAACGCTCAGTTTATCGAGACTAGGAAGTATCAGGCAGAGGAGGTGGCGAGGTTTTTTGGAGTACCGCTCCACAAGATATCGTCGCTTGAGAAGCCAAGCTACGCCTCGATTGAACATATGGCCATAGAGTTTGTGCAGGATTGCCTTCGTCCAAGGCTTGTTAACTGGGAACAGCAGATAAGGCGGCAACTGCTTCGCGAAGCGGACAAGAAAAAGTATTACGTCGAATTTGTCATAGATGGTCTCCTCCGTGGGGACGTCGCGAGCAGGGCCCAGTATTACAGCAAAGGAAGAAACGACGGGTGGCTTAGCGCAAACGATATCAGGGAGCTTGAAAACATGAACCCGATCCCGCCAGAACAGGGCGGGGACGCCTACCTTATAAACGGCAACATGGTGCCGATAACTTCTGCGGCACCAGCACAGAAAGGAGGGAACGAAGAGGATGGGAAGGAATAACCTTGAGCGCAGATACGTAAACGCCAAGATTGAACTTCGAGGAACTGACGCCGAACCTGTGGTTTCAGGTTATGCCGCAAGGTTTAACGAATTGTCTGAGGAGCTTTGGGGGTTTAAGGAAAAGATAACCCAGGGAGCGTTCAGCGAGGCTATAAGGGGAGCGGACATAAGGGCGCTTTTTAATCATGACCCGTCTCAGATCGTGGCGAGGACGAAGAACAACACCTTAAAAGTTTGGGAGGACGAATACGGCCTCCGCTACGAATTTACGCCTAACATGAAGACCACGGCAGGGAGAGACCTAGTGGAGCACTTACGCAGAGGCGACATTGACCAGTCGAGCTTCGCTTTTTCGATGGAGGGCGGAGTTGAGGAGTGGGACGACAGCGGGGACATGCCAGTAAGGATCTTAAAAAAGATAGGCCGCCTTTATGACGTTAGCCCTGTAACTTATCCAGCGTATCCTTCAACCTCTGTAGGATTAAGGAGCGCAGAGGAGATATATAAAGCGTACATGAAGACCAAAGAGGAAA